TTTCCTATTCCGGGATGGATGAGGAAGAGCAAGACCAGCCGTGATGGCTAAGAAAACAATCAGATCAGGAGGCCGTGATGGCTGACGAATTGAACCCCACTGTGGACCCGGTTGACCCGGTAACACCTGACCCTGTGGAACCTGGTGAGCCTGCTGGCGACCCTGAACCCACGGCGCCTGCGCCTGAAGCTGCTGAGCTTGAACGGCTGCGCGCGGCACTGGCTAAAGCGAACAAGGATTCCGAAAGGAACCGTGCTCGTTTGAAGGAGCTTGACGACGCGAAGTTGTCAGAGATTGAGAAGGCCCGGCGTGATGCTGAAGAGGCTGCTCAGGAACTGGCGAATCTTCGCAAGGACAGTCTCCGTCAGAAGGTGGCCCTTGAGACTGGGTTGCCTGCTAAGTGGGTTGCTCGCCTTCACGGCGACGATGAGGAATCTTTGCGTGCTGATGCTGCGGAGATTCTTGCTGATCTGAACAAGGCACGGAAGCCGGCGCCGGACCCTTCGCAGGGGCCCCGTACTAACGCGCTTTCTGAAGAAGACAAACTCTACGAATCCATCTTTGGATCAAGGAAGGCCTAAACAATGGCTGAGTACCTTCCGGTTAAAAACCCGGGCGAGGCGCTGCCTCTGACAGCGTCCGCAACCATCACTGGCGGTCAGCTTGTTGCTGTCTCTGGTGTTTCTACTGTCGCCCCCGCTGGCGCTAACGCCCTGAACTGGGTTGGTGTGGCTGCGTTTGACGCTGCTGTTGGCGATTTGGTGACCATCCTTGGCGGCGGGGTGCAGGAGCTCGTTACTACGGGAACTGTGACTGCTGGCGATGTTGTTGTTCCTGCTGCTGCGGGCACTGTGTCCACTCTGGCTGCTGTGACTACGCCGACTGCTGCGGATGTTACTAACACCCGCGCCATTCTTGGTGTCGCCCTGACCACCGCTACGACTGGGCTTAAAGTCCAGGTTCTCGTTCGCTAAGGAGCCCTTTAAGTGTCTTACTCTTACCCTCCCGTTGCGCCCACTTTCTCTGGTGACAACGAAACCATTTCCCGCTTCCTGAACACCCCGTCTGTTGTGGCGCGGCGTGTGCAGGATCTTACGATGAACCGGTTCATTGCTGACGTGCTGCTTACGGGCCGCACGGATGTTTCTGGTGGCGCTATCACGTATGACGTGGATGAGGACAACTTCACTGTTCGTCCTGTCACGGCTGTGTCCCCCGGTGGCGAGTATGACTTGACCACGATTGCCAACGGCACCCCTCAGGTTGCCAAGGTTACCAAGTGGGGTCAGGACACTGAGGTGACTGACGAGGGTATCAAGCGTCAGAACTTCTCCGCCGTGGATAAGGGCCTTGGCAAGCTTGGTAACTCTGTGATCAAGAAGGTTGACTCGATCAGTCTTTCCTTGATCGCTTCTACGGTTACCGCGACTCAGGCTGTCACTTCTGGTGCGTGGTCCGTTTCTGGTACTGCTGCGATCCTCCGTGACATCATGCTTGCGAAGTCGAAGGTTACCGCCCTGAACCGCGGCTACGACCCGAATGTGATTGTTGTGGATGACATCACTTGGGCTTACCTTGCCTCTGATGAGAAGGTCATGACTGCTCGTGCTCGCGAGGATTCGGCTAACTCGATCTACACGGGCAGCTTCCCGACCATTGCTGGTATGACGGTTCTCCCGACGCCGAACATCCCTGGTGGTTCTGGTGCGTGGCTGATCGACACGACCGCTCTTGGTGGTATCGCTGACGAGGATCTTGGCGGCAACTACACGAAGGCCGGCGTCATCGAGACGAAGGTTATCCGTGAGGAAAAGAACGACAAGTGGCGCCTGCGTGCCCGTCGTGTCTGCGTGCCGTACGTGACTGAGCCTGGCGCCGCGATCAAGATCACTGGCGTCTAGGGGGCCCTTTCATGGCTTATCTGGTTACTGCCCCTTTGGTGTCTGTTAAGGACGCTGCGGGCAAATACACCTATTTCTATGAGGGCGCTACGGTGCCTGACGGGTTCGACAAGGTGAATCTTGCGGGCCTTGCTGAGGCTGGTCTGGTCAAGGAGATTGTCCCGGAGTCCGATGAGGTTCCTGAGGGCGATCCTTCTGAGGGCTGGACGGTCAAGCAGCTCAAGGCTTACGCGGATGCTAAGGGCGTTGACCTTGGCGACGCGAAGTCCAAGGGCGATGTTCTCGCCGCTGTTAGCAAGTAGTTAGGGAGGGGACGTTATGGCTGTTGTTGTGACTCCTGAGGATGTTGCTGCGGGATGGCGTCCCCTCACTACGGCTGAGGTTACGACTGCTGAGGGCCTGATTGTTGAGGCTTTGGTGCTGCTTGCTGTGAAGGCCCCAGGGTATGAGTCGTTTCCTGAGGCTTTGGCTCGGTTTGCTGTTGCGCGTGCGGTGCGTCGGGTGTTGAAGAACCCTGATGGTTATCGTGTGCGCGGCACTGAGTCAATCGATGATTACTCAGTGAGTGGCGGGACCGTTGACAACACGTTGTCCACTGGCGAGATTTATTTCTCTGACGAGGAACTGTCTTGGTTTGGTGTCCGGCCTGAGGGTTCGGCTCCGAAGGCTTTTGAGATCCGGTTGGGGGGCTCATGAGTTTCGTTGACATCGTTAATCAGGGCCGAAACGCTGCTGAGGCCCTGATGTTGGATACGTGTACGGTGCATCGTCCTGGCGTGCCGGTGACGGACAGTGATGGCAACGTAACCGCGTCTCTGACCCTGTTGTATACGGGTCCGTGTAAGTTTCAGCAAACCCTTGCTCAGTCGTCTAATCCTGTGGCTGGTGGTCATGCTTATACGGTGCAGGATACGCGGTGGGATACGCCGGTTGGTGAGGGCCCGTTTGAGGTGGATGACGTAGTAACGATCATCGGTGCCGTGTTGGATCCTCAGCTTGTTGGGCGGGTGTTTCGGGTGACTGATCCTTTCCATAAGACGGGGGCGACTGCGCAGCGCACACGGGTTGAGGAAGTGACCGCGTGAGTGATGGTGTTGAGGAAGTCCGACGTCTCGCTTCGAACCTTGGCCGGATTGCTGGGTCTGCCGTTGAGGATGTTGATGCTGTCCTGAAGAAGGGTATGCAGAACATTAAGACGGAGATGCAGGCTGATGTGTCAGGTTCGGAGCATTTCAAGGGAATGGCTGGTTCGATCACTTATGAGTCTCGTTATTCTCCGGGCGTGGTTCGTTATGTGGGTGGTCCTGATAAGGGCCGGCGTGGTGGCGCGTTGGGGAACATCTACTATTTCGGCACTAGCCGTGGTGGTGGTTCTGGTGACATTGATAAGCCGTTGCGTTCTGAGGAACCGCGTACTGTGTCGGCGCTTGAGGCTTTGGCTGCGAGATGGGCGGGCCGGTTGTGACTGGTGATGCTCTGGCGAATGGTTTTGAGGCGTTGCTGTCTGGGTTCACTGTCTACAAGGACAAGGTCCCGGCTAGTCCATCGTTCCCTTATGTGCTGGTGTTGACGAATTTCCCGGCAGTGGCGGGTCGTTCTCATGCTCGTACGGTTCATTCGAGGGTGTTGCGGTCGCGGACTTCGGTGGTTGGTTTGACTGCCGCGTCGGTTCGGATTGTTGCGCAGAAGCTAACGAACTGTCTTGAGGGCAAACGGCCCACCGTTGCGGGCTGGACACTAGGCACTATTGAGTCCGTCCCGAACGAGCAACCTATCCAACCTGACCTTGACGTGACAATCCCCGGCACTGCTGAGAACCCGTTGTATCAGCCGTTCGATTGGGTGCAGACAGGTTCCCAGGTCCCGTAACTTACGCCCTCACTGTGGGGCGTTTTTCTTTGCCCTGGAAGGGGTTCACATGTTTGTCCGCGTTAAGGATTCCACGTCAGGGCATGAGTTTGACGTGCATGAATCTGATTGGCGTATCGAGTCTGGGGCGCTGGTTCCGGTCAAGTCTGACCGTTACCCGCCCACTCATGCGCCCCGCTTACCGAAATACAACGTCAGCCCAGTAAGGGCTACCAATTCCAATAAGGAGTCCTAACTATGGCTGATATTCCGTCCACTCCCGCTGATGGTATGACGCTCGTGAAGATCGTCACTGCCATCGCTGATACTTCCGCACCGAAGGTCGCTACTGAGATTAACGCGGCGTCGTCCGTTGACATCTCCTGCTATTTGACTGCTGGTGGTTGGAAGCCTTCCCTGTCTGAGCAGGTCATCACGGATGAGCGTCTTTGCACGACTCAGACGTATGAGCAGAAGGGCCGTTCGCAGCGTGGTCTTGAGGTCGAGTACATCGACAACACAAACACGGCGAACGCGACTACTTATAACAAGGCGAAGGACACTCTTGTCCCTGGTACGCCGATGTTCATTGTGGTTCGTACGGGTCTTCCGTATGACACTGCGGCTGCTGCGGCTCAGAAGTTCAGTGTTTACCCGATTACTCCGGGTGAGTATAACGAGCTTCCGCCTGAGGCTAACAGTGTTTTCAAGATCGCGCAGAAGTTGTTTGTGAC